AAAAACTCAACTTCTTCAGGCGAATAATTCGTCGCCCTGGAAACATAAGAGTTGAAAAGTGTTTGAACGGTAACATTCTCATCGGAGAGCCTGGTGAAATGCTTGAAGAAAGCCCTGATTGGGTCGACAATGTACCTGTCGCCATTATGAAAGCGGCCAGCATGATAACCGACAATGTTCTCGGAACCCGGCAAAGAAACGTGCTCGACCTTAAGTATAACCTTCATCACAGATGGGAATTGAGACAAAGGTAGTGTCGTCAGCGAATCGATTATACCGTGCACATCATCACCTTTCTCGACGAGGCTCATGGTTTCGGCGTCCTTGTAGACCACAGCAACTGTGCAAGCTTCCATGATGTCGTTCCGAAGAAGTGTGAATGGATCACCGGAACCCAGATTGAAAGAGATTGACGATTTGCAAGCATCAACACCTCTGCTGAGAAACGTGTACTTTCGGCAATATTGCAGGTAGAACTCCAGTTTTTCATTGTCTACTCCGGCGTCTCGGAGAATGAGAATGAAAGCCCAGAGGTAAGCAGCAGTATGGGAGCTGTCTTGTTTCGATATGTCCACCTGGATTTGCTTGACACCGTTAAAGCCCTTGGCAAGACCGAGTGAAGTCAACTTATTTGACAGTTGATCATCACTCATTCCATAGTCGAAGATGACGTCACTGCGCAGCAACTTTTGCACGTTCAAATACGCCTTGGGCTGGTCCTCAGCAAAGTACGCATTGAATTGCTTAGAGTTGGCGAGAATCGATTGACCATATGGCAAGGTTACAGCGAACGATTCAACAGCTTTAGCCTTTGTCTGCGTCTTGAACTCGGCATCAACAGTGAGCGACTTGGCAGTTTCGCCTAGCGGTTCGCCGTTGACTATAGCAGAGAGTGCATTGAGATCGCGAGTCGTCAACCAAGCAAGAGCTTTGCAGGAATCAAAAAGCACCCGTTCATTCGCGTAAAAGCACTTGCGGAACCTGAGGTAGATTCTGAGTCCTTCCTGCATGTCGGGTGTTCCGAAAGCACTAGACTTGGTCATTGCAATCTGCCGCTCGACGAGGTTCTTCAAGTTGTCAAAGCCGGACGCAGAAGAGTGGATCGCTGCGAGCAGGTGACTATCTTCTATGTCATTGCGGACGTCACTGCGCTGAATAGGCGGGCCAGTTGGTTGAAACCTGAAGCGCGTCTTGACAGCCGGCAATATCATGTCCATGTCGCATGGGTCAGGAAGACTGAATTGACATTTCTCTCGAACGATCGCGGACACGGCCTTATTCTCAATGAGCTCGGCTCTATCAGTTTGCCGGAAGACAATCTCTTCCTCCTCGGTAACCAAGATGTGACCATCTTCAGCCAATGGGTCGGACATGACCGCTCGCAGTTTTGACAGTATCGGCTTCGTCTTGGGTCCCAACTTGAAGAAAGACACCAGATTGTCCAACACGTTCGACTTCAGCGGATTCTGCACGGCGCTCTGCGAGAAACCATTGACTATCTGGTACGGCTTGTGCGGAAAACCTTGGAAGAAGGGTCTCATTGTCGGCGTTTCGCATTGAATGAACATTGCCCG